GTGCGGTTCCTGCTGCAGTAGCGGCTGCAGAAATTGCTTCTGATTTAGCAGTTGCTACGTTTGCTGTAGTTGCTAGAAGCGAAGTGTCAGCAATTCCGTGTACGCTTGTTGTATCTGCTTCGTGAGTAGCAATTGCTGCTGAGATTGCTGCTGTAGCGGATATTTCTCTCCAGTTGCCATTTGTGCTTGCAGGGGAAGAGGCAAGTACATATGTTGTTCCATTGTCTGACTGGATTGCAATATCGCCAGGTTCTGCGGTTAAAGCCAAACGTGCAGCTTGATTTGCTGCTGAAGAAACTGTAACTTTTGCTAATGGGGGTAGCTGTGCTGATGGAATAAATCCTGATGAGTCTAATGACGCAACACCATTTGCAACACCTTTAGTGCTTAAAAGAATATAATCGTCTACTGTTTGTGAGAGAGCATAGCTTAGTGAATTCCAAGGGGTGCTTCCATCTCCAAATTTAAATGTATTAGTATCTGTTTCAATACCAATTTCTCCTGGTGCTAGTGTTGGGTTGGCGGCAACCCATTGATCTGCTTCGCCTCTTCTTAATTGTAATCTTACTGTTGCCATTTTGTTACCCCTTATATATTTTATTTATACTGCTTATTGTATCATTTATTGCTTTAAGATATGACTCCAGAGTCAAAAACCATAGAAACATCGGCATCTGTAGAAGATGGAGATCCACCATCTACAAACTTGCTTGTTACTTCAGGAGTAACTCCATTTGCCTGCACTGTGTAGATTGGTTCTCCGTTATAATCAATGGCCAATCCGATGTCCATAAAGCTAATTTGTGAAGCTGGATCTGGTATATCTGAATTAAAAGCTATTGGGGTCCATGTCCCATTTAGCTGAATTTGTAGCTTATTTGTTGCTGTATCAAATCTAAGGGGTGTTTCGCCTAAAACGACATTAGACCCAAATGTGGCAGTACCTGCTACATTGAGTCCGTTCTTTACTTTAAAATTCTTATTTTCTGTTGCCATTTAAGTTCACATATCCCCTAAGTGTTTTGGTGGGGTTTTTAAAAGGAACCCCATAACCTTGTTATTTAATTATTTAATAAGTGTTGCTACTACGGTTACTGTTGTATTTGCATAAACAGTATTTACTTCTATTCCAATGTTTCCCGCCACATATGAGGCAGTAATTGTTCCAAGGGAACCATTTGTGCCAGTCTCAGCAAAATCAGTAATTGCTATGTTATTTGATGAGTCTGTAGTTAGTAGAATTTCTGAAATTTGTGAATGTGTTGCTGTTGCAAACTTTACCCACAATTTAGCTGTTGGATAGTCTGACTTAGCCCATGACATTACAGAAGAGCCTGTTGCTATTGAAGCAAGAACTGCCTGGGCTGCCCGTTGTGAAACCAGGTCATTTACGTTTACTGCTGTAAACTTTGTAGTACCATTCTTTACTGCAGTAAGTGCTGATGCTGCTGTAGCCTCTGCTGCTGCCTGAGCTGCGTTAGCTTTTGTAGTAGCATCTGTTGCTGCTGCTGTAGTTGCTGCTGACTGAGCTGCATTAGCTTTTGTAGTAGCATCTGTTGCTGCTGCAGTTGTTGCTGCTGACTGAGCTGCATTAGCTTTTGTAGTAGCATCTGCTGCTGCTGTGGCTTCTGCTGCTGCTTGAGCTGCATCTGCTTCTGCTTTTGCGAATGCTGTAGTTGCAATCTGAGTTGTGTCAGTGTTTGCTGCTGCAGTAGGTGCTGTTGGCACACCAGTAAGTGCTGGTGAAGCAAGAGGAGCCTTTGTCGCCAAAGCTGATGTCATAGTTGTTGCGTAGTTTGCATCGTCTGCAATTGCTGCTGCTAATTCATCAAGTGTGTTAAGTAAATTTGGTGCTCCTGCAACAAGGTTATCTACCGCTGTTGAAATTGCTGTATTTCGGTTTGAAACTTCTGTTGAAATTGCAGAGGTTAATGCTGAGTTTGCTGCTGTTGCTGCTGCTGAAATTGCTGCTGCCTGGGCTGCGTTAGCTTTTGTAGTAGCATCTGCTGCTGCTGTGGCCTCTGCTGCTGCCTGGGCTGCGTTAGCCTTTGTAGTAGCATCTGTTGCTGCTGCAGTCTGTGCTGCTGAAGCTGCACCGTATGCATCATAAGTATTTGCAGTTACAGATATTGCACCTGTTGTATCATTGTATGAAAGACCAGTACCTAAAGAATTACCTATAGCATCTTGAGCTCTTTCATCTGTGTAATATTTATTTGTTGATCCTTCTGAGATCTCGTCTGAACTATGTCCTGAAAGGCTTGATACTGTTCCAGCTTGACCGCTTACGTTACCAGTTACATCACCAGTTACGTTACCAGTAAGGTTACCCGTAAATGTTGCAGTAATTGTTCCTGCAGCAAAATTTCCGTTGGCATCTCTTTTTACAACAGTATTAGCTGTATTGGCTGAGGTTGCTGTACCACCAATAATACTAACAATGTAGTCTTGGTCCGCTTGTGCCTTTGTTAATACATCAAAACCATTGACGGTGGCTGAACCACCTTCAACGATAAGACCATTTTTAACTCTAAAATTCTTATTTACTGTTGCCATTGATATGACTCCCTTTTACTGCTTTTTATGCTTTTAGTGCTGTTCTAGAATATCTTACTCTTATGGAGCCTGATATCGGCGCAACACATAGACTTATTATACCGCTATTTTCTTCAAAAGTTATATTACCCAAAACATCATTTGTATTTGAAATAACATTAGATTCGGACATGTAGACATTTGCTCCATCGTTTAGAATCAGTACTGTTGAGCTTGTAGTTAAGTTTCCAACCTGCTTATCAATCTGAATTTTATACTCAACTGTTTTGTAAACATTTTTAGAAAACGAATCAATAGTTGTTTTGTTCTCTATACCGTTTATAGTTAAATCATTATTGCCATCTAGCCCCAAAAGTTCTGAAGCGTTTTCTGCATCAAGGTTAGCTAAGTTTGTTTCTAGCTGAGAAACCTTATAGTCTATTGAATTTACATCTGATGATCCGTTTACGCCTAGCTTGTTTTCAATTGCTTCAATTGCATCATTGACGTTGCCATGCAGAGACGCATGGCCTTCCATTGATTCAGTTGCGGCAGGATTAGTAAAGTTATCTTTTGATGTAGGATAATTAGTCGCCAATTTGGCCTCCATCCAACAATGTTAACTGCGTGTAACTTGCATTTGTATACGATGATGTTGGAGTACCACCGTCTATGCCTATTATAGCAGGACTTGTTTCTACAACTCCTGCGTTATTGTTAATATCAGAAAAATCAATTGTTTCTTGTAAATTAACTGTATGTACATTTCCATCATAAGAGTGAGTGTGCATATAAAATGGAGCGGGATCGGTAGAGCCAGGAGTTAAGTCAACCCACACTGCACCATTGTATATCTTAATGTTTTTGCTTGTTACATTAAAATACACATCTCCAGTTGATCCAATTATAGGATCTTCTGGAAGTGTAAGCAGATTTAATAATGACTTAAACTTTTTGGCCATTTGAAATCCTTATCCTATTACAACTACTCTATATTCTCCAATTGCTGGTGCAACTGCAAATCTAATAGTTACAACTGAATCTGATGTATGCTCAATATCTGCCTCAATTTGTGCATATGGAGAAGCAACTTCATATATAGCAGTCACAACATCTTTTGTTCCTAAATTGTGAGTTACTGTATAAGATGTTGCTGAAGTATTAAGAGTTGTCTTATACTTTCTTGTTATCTCATGATAATTTGTTCCATCATTAGTTAGTGTCCACTGATCTGATGTTTCATTCCACAATATTTCTGCATCTGCAGATGTTCCTCGTTCTACACGGATTCCAGCATCTACTGTTGGTGCTCCTGCAAAATCGGTATTTAGGTTAATCTTATTGTCAACAATATTTACCTGAGTAGTATTTACTGAGTTAATTGTTCCAGTTACATTCAAATTACCGCCAACTGTTAAATTATTAGTAATTGTTACGTCATCTGGCAATCCAATTGTTACGGCTGCTGACTCTCCGCTATTTGGAGAAACAGTAACTTCATTGGCTGTGCCAACAATTGTTGCTACATAATCTCCAGTTGTATCTGTTCCAAGGGCAATTGAGTTTGGCTCAATTGTGGTTGATATTGTTACGTCTCCCAAATTGGTCATTGTTGCAGAACCAGTTACATCTCCTGAAAGTGTAATTACTGGATCTTTATTGAGAGATACTGCTCCTGCTGTAACTGTAAAATCTGTTGAATTAAATGAAGCAACACCCTTATTTGTATAAGTTGCATCTTCTGCAGATACCGTAATTGTGTTATTTGTTACCGCTACATCAATTCCTTCTCCGCCAGATACTGTAAGAGTGTCTGTAAGAAGATCGACTGTGTCTGTTCCAGTGTCTCCAGCAACTGAAAGATTAGTTGCTACGCTAACTGTTCCTGCTGCAGTTAAACGACCTTGAGCGTCAACTGTAAATGTAGGAATTGCTGTTGTTGATCCATATGAACCAGCAGTTACAGCGGTATCGTCTAAATCAATTGTTGTTGTTCCAGCTGGGTCTCCGTATGTTGCTGTTAAGCCAACTCCGCCAACAATAGATGAACCGATTACATCTTGTATAACTTCTGTAGAGCCAGACATTGGCATCCATGGACCATTAGGTGATGATAGTCCATTATAGTAATACATTGTGTTATTTGATGTATCGTAGTAAATCTGTCCAACTACTGGATTTGAAGGTGCTGAACCTAAGTTTTGGATTCTAGCATTGAGCAACTCATTCTTGTTGAGATCAACGCTAACTAAAAATTTTCTTGCCATTTGCTATCTCCTTATGACAGGTATGCTGTCCCTGAAAATGGTTGAGCCATTGTCAGTGTTATTTGGTTATTACTATTGTAATCTATTCCAGTTTCTAAAATATCTCCTGCGCTTGATTTAACTGTAACGTTTGGTTGATACCCAAGCCCATGGCTAATAACAACAGAATACACACCTAGGGTTGGCCCAGTGACCTGAGCGAGCTCCCAAGAATAAGCTAATGTATTATTTGTTAAAAATATTTTAGTAGATCCTGACCATGTTAAATCAGAAACTTTTGGTCCGTGAAAAGCAGAAGATACCGTGTCGTAATAAAAATCTCCAGTAAGTCCTAAATTTGCTGCAGGATCTCCAGATCCATTTAGAATAGTTCTTCCTCTTGGGCCTTGTGGTCCAGGTGAAGAAATTATGACTTTGTTTATTTGTTCTTTAACAACTACGGATTCTACCATTATATGGTCACCGACCTATTTAGGGTTATAAACCCTTCAAGGAGTTTTATTTTATTCGCATTAGAATCTACGACCATGATGTCATATACAGACTTTGGGTAAAAGAGTTTATTTGTTTGAGTTGGTGTAAGTGTTACAGTTACTTTTCCAAGTGGGCCGTTTATTACTATACCGCCGCTTGGAGATGTTAAAGTTACTGCTAGCTTTGTTCCACCTTTTACATCACGAACCTGCATTTTTGCAGATGCGCCAGTGAGATCAATCGCATTACCATTGTCGTCTTTATATTCTACTACAAAGCTAAATGTTGCATTCTGATCTACTTCGAAATTCTTTTGTCCTGCCATTTGCCATAGTCTCCTAAATAGGAATACTCCTGTACTAATTTTAGCACAGGAGTATTTCTAATCGACTATATTTACTTGTTTGTGAAACCGAACGATGGTTCGTTTGGATTAAGTGCTTTCAAAATTACGGGTGCTGTGGCAGCAAATCCGCCCAATAGTAGGTCTCTTGGACTAGTGTTGCCAGTCATATATAGGGCAATTGCTGCTCCTAAAAAATGACGTCCATAACTTGCTAGTGCTGCTAGAATTTTCTCTTGCATTGTAACCTTTCCATCTCCATTAAGATCTTCTTTAGCTTTTGCCATTTTTGATCCTCCTTATTTCTAGGCGGGTAGCCTAGGAATTTTGGGCTTTAGCCCAATTCTATTATTGTACCACTATGCGCTAATATCTACCAATTCACAATTGCCGTCAGAGCTGCAAGCAAGAGTAGCATTTGTTGAAGTTCCATCTTCTGTTTCATAAAAAGATAGATCTTCCCAGCGAATTTCCTTTGGCATCTTTGCAACAAGGGCCTCGTACTCCTCCTTGCTTACTTCTTGATAAGGAGCTTGCTTATAAGAGTGATCTGAATGTGGTAGAAATGAAATTCCAGACACTTCATCAAAATGCTTGTACACCCAGGCGCCAACTTCCATCCACTCATCTTCTTTTACAGAAACTGTAATAGATGGCTTATGCTCACACCATGCACGTTGGTAAACCAACCAAATATTAAGGTGCTCAATAGCTGTCAAATCATTTCTAACAATTGCACCTTCTGGTGCCTTTACTGGAAAAGAAAAAACATAAGTTTCATTTGGCTTCATTACATCATCTTCTACTGGAATTCCAACTTCTTTAAGAAATACAGAAATAGGATCCCCCTTAGAACCACGAACAGTTCTAATGTAGTATGGAGAGTGCCACGCATGCATGCCAGAAGACACTCCAACTAATTGGGAAACAGTTCCAGATGGCTTTACACATGTAATAGCTGCAGACTCGGGAATTCCAATTTTTCCTGCTTCTTTTTTATTTGCTTCTCTTGCTGATTCACGAAGATTCATTAAAAAGGCTTCGAGGGAAACCAGATCTTCTTTTCCTGACATAAACTTATTTCCAAATTGTCCTGTTAAAGATACTCCCAGCAAGCGTTCTTCTTCTGTATTATCTTTCCAGATTTTTCTAAGATATTTAAAATCAGTAAGCGTAGATTGCCATGTGCCAAGGATTGTAGCTAGCTCTACCTTGCGTTCAATATCTTTCTTTGTATCACCTTCACGTAATACGACTTCTGAAAGATTGCAAAACTGATAAGGACGTAAAATAATTTCTGAACACGGGTTAGTGCCATAGTGTATATCTGGATCTCTTCTTCCATATTTGGCTGCTTGGGTTTGAGCTGCGGCCACATTGTATATCCCTCGTTCTCCCGACTTTGAGTCATATAGAGATTTCCATTCTGCAATAAATTGCTCCATATCTGGCTTGCGTGAGTATGCAACAGAATTATTAGACAACGCTCTCTGAGGGCTTTGCTCCCACCAGTTTCCTGATTTAGCCTGTGCCATTTCAATATCATTAATGTTAGAAAGAGAAATCATTGCTGAGCGACGAACTCCTCCTACAACAACTACTTCACCAATCTTGCACATAATATCATGGCATTCAATTGGCTTAAGAGTTCTTCCTGCGGCATTTTTAAATTTTGCAATTGTAAAATCAAACAAGTTAACCAATGGCTGCGGGCCAGATGATCTTCCGCCCATTGTCTTAAGTCTTGCGCCTGCAGGACGAACCCTAGAAACATCTATTGCTGGAATCTGACCCGACCAAAGAAGGGCTAGCAACTCACGATATGCTTTTGCCCACCCTTGCTTTGAATCTTCTACAGTAATAACTGTAGTTGATTTCTCTAAAGATTCTGGGACGGCAGGAAGTTTATTAATGTACTTGTATTCAACAGAAAACCCTACACCCGTTCCACACATAAGGATATACATTGTTTCATCAAATGAACGTGGTGAGTCAACTGGCAAAAAAGCACAATTGTATCCTGCAACATTATCTCGTTCTAGTGCTGCTCCTGAAGTCATTACGGAGCGCATTGAGGGCATGACATTTCTTTTGAATACACCGTCTTTTAATTCCGCTACAAGCTTTTCAGTTGGAATATAATTGTGGTTTTGCTTTAGGTGATTCAGCATATAGTCAAAATATCTATCTACTGTTTCACCCCACGTTTCACGACGGTTCTCTTCTGGAATCCATCTAGCGTAACGCGATAACGCAATAAAATTTTCGTAAGGGTTTGCAATAGTATTTGACATTTATAGTACCTGTTTCTCCGCCTAGCGGTCTAATTTAATTTAAGTAGAGTCCTATTCTACCAAACTTTTTTACGCATGGGAAGAGCATTAAATTAAAAGTAAAGAAAACAGCTTTATTATTAGTTAACTAAAACAAATATAACATGAACTCTAGGTTGACAGATTAAACTTTTTAATGGTATTCTTATAGTTCGTTATCTCTATTGGAGGAAATGCCTATGGAGAATATAAAAGAAAAACTTAGCGATGTTTTACATCACTATGTTGCAATAGCAGTAGCTGTATTGTTTTTATTTACTGGTCAACCAGAAATGATTCAATCAGCATCTGCACTGGTTGTAAAACCAGATGTAAAAACCGAAGCACAACTTGACAAGGAAACGCTGAAGCAATTCAGTAATACTGTGTGGAAACCATCTGAGTCTTTAACAGATAAAGAATTGGTTGAACTTCTCAAAGCTGTAGGCTTTGAGGGTAGCGCCCTTAAAATGGCGTGGGCCGTAGCTAAAAAGGAGTCTAATGGACGCCCAATGGCTTATAACGGCAACATAAAAACTGGAGACAGCTCTTATGGAATTTTTCAGATTAACATGTTGGGAAACCTAGGTGATAATCGTAAAGAAAAGTTCAAACTGGACAGTAACTATTCGTTATTTGATCCAGCAATCAACGCAGAGATAACGTATTATATGACCAATGGCGGTCAAGATTGGTCGTCATGGAAAGGTTTAACTCCTCGAACAAAAGAGTGGCTAAACAAATTTCCATCTAGAAGTTAGAAAGGATTTACTATTAAGATACAATTGGTATCTGAATATCTGAGCCTTTCAAGAGAAGGTCTTGTTTCAGAAATGGCTTGTCCATTAGATCAAGGCCTTCTCTTTTCTAACACAGACAACGAAGATAAAATTTTTATTTATTGTGTTTCTTGTAAATACAAAAGCTATATCGGTATAGCCCTTTATAGCAAAATGGTGAAAGAAATAGAAAATGCAAATAGAAAGCAAGTTTAACAAAGACTTAGTTCTAGACATGTCTTCTAATATTCCATGTGCACACATACCCAGAGCATTTCTTGCTGAAAAAGCATTAAATGTTATTCAGTCATATTTAGAGCTAGCTAAAGTTCGCGGCCTAAATACAATTGACGAAGTGCTTGAAGACATAAAAGTAAAAAATGACTGAAACTAATTCTAGCAACCTAGAAGACAATCTGCCTATGGTAAATTATATAATGCTTCATAGAATATATGACGTATTATGCCTGATAGCCAAGCAAGGCGGGGATGTAAAAGAAATAGAGAAAATGGTAGAATATCATAAAGAAGGATTCTTGCTGGGACCTTCCCCAGCATTTATTTCTGAGGAGAATAATGGATAGAGAAGAAATAATCAACCTCATGACTGAGGTTTTTAGCGAAACAAATAAGAGCATGGCTCTAGCAAGCGGTATGGAAGAAGCTGAAGTAGATAAGTTTATTGAGCAAAGCACTCCTTCTATTAATCATGCATTGACTGCTGTATACGATGTGCTTCTTGAAAAAGAACTCGTAAAATAGTATTGCTTTGTCAAAAAAAATATACTACAATATAAGTGTGTGATATTAATTACACTATGCGGATATAACGCAACAAAGACCCTAAAGGATCCGCCTCCTTTGGGGTTTTTTGTTTAAGGAGCAAAATGGACTCATATTTAAGCAGATGGACTGAAGACCAAGATTTTGTAAAACTACATAATGATTTTAATTTAATATGTAACATACAGAATTCTATGGACAATGCTCAGTACGGAAGAATATCTATATTAAGACAGCTGGCAAAACATCAATCTGTAATCAATCCAAATTTAAACTTTGCTGAGACTGGTGTTTATGCTGGAATGACAATGTTCTTTACCGCCGAGTTTTGCAACAAATCTTTTATAGGAATTGATTCTTGGGAAGGCGTTTCTGAGCCAGGAGAGTTTGATACAGAATACTTTAAAACAGTAAAACTAAAATCTGAAATGGCGTGGGCAAAAAATAACCTATCTAGATACAAAAATATAGAATTAAAAAAAGGCTGGATACCAGAAGTATTTAAAGACCTTGAAGAAAAACAGTATTCATTTGTACATGTAGATGTAGATTTATACGAGCCAACAAAAGAATCAATAGAATATTTTTGGCCTAAAATAGTTTCTGGCGGAGTATTAATATGTGATGACTACGGTTCTTACAAAACAGAAGGATCTAGAAAAGCTGTAAAAGACGCTTTTGAAGATCACAATATACTTGAGCTACCTACTGGCCAAGCTATTATGTGGAAGGAATGATACAATAATACTATGACCACTTGGATGAAAAAAGAATTTGAAGAAAGCGGATATACCGTAGAAACTCCTATTGATGGATTGCTTGTTGTTAAAAACTTTATAACGAAAGAAGACATTGAAGAATACATGGGTATAATAAATAACACCTCTGAAGAACAATGGGATAAGTGGTATACAGACCAGCTAAAGGTTTTTACAAAAGAAAAATTTGGCAGGGAAGATATAGAAAATTTAGTTAAAGAAGGTTTATACGAAGTAACATTAAACTGGAATGATAAAAACGTATCCTTCATTAACTCAGATATACATAGAAGAATAGATAAAAGATTTAATGATGTGCTTGAAAAAACCAAAGAAGGGCTTTTACTAAGTGGATTTTATTTTATACAGAGAATGTATGATGGGGTACAGCTAGTATCTCATCATGATCAAAATACAGATGAATCCATACAACACGCTGGAGTTATATACATAAATAATGATTATAACGGTGGTGAAATTTTTTGGGCTAAAAAAGGATTTGAAATGAAACCAGAACCTGGAGATCTTTTACTATTTGGTGGGGATCCAGAATGGGAGCATGGAGTAAGATTTGTAACAGAAGGACCTACAAGATATGTACTTCCAGCTTTTATAAAAATACCTAACTTTTACAAAAATTAATCTTTGTTATGCTAAAGTGAGTCCCAAAATAAGAGAATCTTCTTCTCCTGAACTCATGATGTTTTCATTTTCAGAATCTGATACAAAAAACACAATTTCTTTTGGTGCAAACACTTTAGAAGAAATTCCATTTATTTTTAAGCTACCATCTAATACAATATAAGCTTTTACAAATATTGCATCTGGATCTAGCTCTACAGACATTGTATGAGTATGTTCAAAAGGCTCGGCGTTAGAGTAAGCCATTGTGTAATAATTTTTTATGCTGAGTAGGCTTTTTAAATCAGACAACTCTACAAACTTTTCTCTTATTTCAGTTAAAGTAGGTCTTACTGGAAGTCTTGGATGAGAGTAATTAATTCTAGTTATATTAGAATGCTCAATTGTTTCTTTTTCCTCATCTGTAGCAGAATTTAGCCAATTTTTAATTTCAAGAACTTCTTCGTCTGTAATTTCAAAAGAAATAAATTTTTTTTGTGAGCTTGCAGGAAGAGTAATTACTGGTTGCTCTTCAGCATGGGTTACGTCATCAAGGATTCCCATTAATTTGCAGCCTTCCAAGATTCAAGATCTGCTATGTCAGACTCTGTGCCGAAGTTTGTTACTAGATACTCTTCAGACTCTTCTAGCTTTAGATTTGCTGTTTCATAAACCAATCCATCGTAGTTTTGATCTTCTTGGTATTTAATTGTTAGCTTGCCATCTTTTGTTGCTTCCAAGATTTCTTCGTCTGATAAAGATGGGTTTGCTTCTTTGAATTCTTTAACTAGAAAAAGATCGAACTTGTTCCAGATTGCGTTTACTCTTTCAGAGTCAATTGTACTAAAAAATCTCATCGTGTATCTCCTTTAATTTTTAAGAATAAGTATATTATACCCTACATATTCTACAGATTCAATGTCCTAAAAAGTGCGGCGAAAAGTGAGCCGAAAATTAGAGACCATAGTCCTGAATTCTTTTTAACATCGCTATATACTCGTCCAATTGCTCCTCAGTAGGCCCTATATTATTTTCTGCTGGTACACCAGCATATACGATAAAAAGGAGGGCGGAAAGAGGAACATCATAGGCTAGCATAGTAATATTATACTCCATGTTTCACGTGAAACCAAGTAGATCTATAAATTAAAAAAAAGAAATAGTACTATAACGCCAAAGCATACAAGAAGGAATTTAGCCTTCTTAGTTTTTGGCCATTCATCTGGCACTCTTACATTATCCATATTTCCTCCAAGTAGGCCTATTGGGATTTGAACCCAAAGTCGATTGCATATAAGACAATTGCTTTAACCAGGTTAAGCTATAGGCCCTTATATTAGCCTATTATCTGATATATGATACCAAGGGTAAAAGTCATTACAGTTACTATGGCTATAGCCAAAAGAAGTTTCACTGTTCTACCCCCGTTTTTTTAAAAATTGAATCTAGGACTTCATCCATAGAATCATCTATCGTTCTAGTATGTTGTCTTGAACAGTTTCCACATTCTCTACACATACTTATCACCTATTTGTCTTATATTCTTTATCTTTTTTAACTTTTTATCTGGGTATATTAGATTTTAGGAAAGCCCCCCTACCCCCCAAATTTTTTCTTTTTGGAAAGATAGAGAAAGCAATTCCTGGAACATATATCCACAGATGTTATCTGGTACATATTGAGTTTCAGGGTAAGCCCCCCACAAAGCAAACTAAGTGTAGCATTTTACTTTTACCAAAGTCAATAGCTTATATAACAGCTATGTTGATCAAGTAGTATCTTACCATATTCCCCGCCATTTATTCTAGTTGACTGCTTTTTCAGATTTAAGAAAATGTTAATATATTTTTTACATGTATGATACACAATTTAGGCAAAACGGACATTTCGGATAGTGCGCCCATAATGAATGGTCATTTGTGACTCATCTCACACGATTTTTTTGTGATACATCTCACAATGTCCGAATTATACGCATTTTGGATTAGACATTTGTCAGACCCCCATGCTATGCTTAAGGTATAACAAACAAACGAAAGGTAATCATCTAATGAATACACTAGAACGAATTAGAAAAGAACAACAAGAGCGAAACGCTATCGCTCACGAAAAGGCTATGGCTAAGTCACCTTGGATTAGAGAGAGCGTACAGGCTTTCCGCAACGCTACACCTGAGCAATTAGCACAGGTCGAGGCTATTCGCCTCAAGAGAGGCATGTGACACACCTCACAGCGACACGCTAGCCCAACCTCCCCAATTTGTCAGACCCCCATGCTACAATTACAGAATAACAACAACGAAAGGTCAGAATAAATGACACTAGATGAATACAAGCAAATGGTAGAGGCGCAACGCCTTGCCTCCCTAGCAATAGCCCTAGAGGCTTTGCGTAAGTCCGATACAATCGCTAAGGAGATGAATAAATAATGTCATACGCATACTCATACGAAACTAATAGCGTATCTAAATGGGATACTATCCAATCAGATGTCGCAGACGCATACGCATACCTTGATGAGGTAGATGAGGAACAACCTCCACTAGATGAATTTGATGACTCAGATGATGAGGCACTAGCAAAACTTTACCAACTAACATGGGAGAACTAATAATGATGTACCCAATGGATACACTAGCCGACATGGCTAAGGCTAACGGATTTACTGTAACACCTGAACTACTAACACTACTAAACAAGTCCTATGAACTAGGCGTAGAGGATACTTACTAATGATAATCACTTACACACTTTGGCAAGGTAGCCAACTACTAAGCGTTAATAACAAGGCTACTAGCGCAGATGAATTGCTAACAGTAATGAACGAACTAAATAAACTAGGTAAGGGTTTCACTTACAACATTAGAGAAGTAGAGGTAAATAAGTAATGACTATCGAACTAAATGAATACGGCTTTATGCTTGACATGGGTGATTTTATTTACTTATCCCTATCATGGGCTTTCCTTATCTTGTCCTCCGTTGTTTTTATCGGTTATAAGATTTATAAAAGAGTAAAGAATAATCGAACACTAGGCAATTGCTTGCCTACTAATACTAATGATACATGGGGAGAGTAATGAATAGACTACTTACTACACTAGTCCAATTAGGTATTGGTATTCCCGCCCTAATTATGCTCCGCCTTGTATGGCGTGAGATCGTAGCGGATTACCGAGAGTGGGCTAACTCACACTAGCCTAACGGCGTGTCGGCTTGACATTGTCAAGCTGGCCCGCAAGTACTTGCGGGAGTTATCCACAGGGTTACGGGGGTTATCCACAACCCCCAGGTTTTGCGACACGCCCGAGATTTTGTGATTACTATCACATAGGCTGAGCGTCTCATTATTTGGAATTACTGGCTAGTAGGTAGATAAATGTCAGACCCCCGTGGTAAAATACTACCATAACGAAAAAGAAAGGTGGTCACTATGACTACACTAACAAATACACATACACACACTCCACACATGGAGAGCGTATCTACTACCTATGGCATGGGTGTAGATGTCGAATACACTTTCTGCGAAACATGCGAGCAGAACATAGATAGAGTCTATTTCTATGATGACTATGACCGCTTACCATTTTATTCCGATTGGAGTTTAACTAAATGAAAACTAATTTTGAGGTAACGCAAGAAATAACAACTCTTGCTAAAAAGCACTATGGCGAAATGGATTTAGCCTTTAAGTGGGGTTGCGCTCAAGCGTTACTAAGCACTAAGCAATTAGAGATTATTCTAAACATACTAAAAGATAAGGAAACTAACTAAATGGCTGTATTTAATTTTGATTTATCCGTTACTGTTGAGGCAGATGATTTTGAGTCTGCCTTATCATGGTTAAAGGTTGTTCCATTAGAGCGACTTGATTTTATTGTTGTTGATTATACCGAATTGGAGTTAAGCGAATGAAATCAGATTTCGAAAAAGATTTAGAAATTAAAGAAAGCTTTATTGATTTACTAAATGATGTTTACCCTACTGTAAAAATTGGTTACTCTACTTTTACTCCCGCCGAAATTTTGGAATGTTGCGACCCAATCGCTTTTTCAATCGGACTAATTGAACATGAAGATTATTTAGCAGAAATGGAAAACGAATAATGGATTTTTTTGGATTTGAAAAAGCAATTGAAATTGATCATTTAACAGATGAGCAAATTCTAAAGCTTGAAGAAATTTTTAAAGATTTCGAATAAACAGCGGCGTGTCGACTTGACAAAAGTTGATGCGCCCGCAAAAGAGCGGGGTTATCCACAGGGTTACGGGGGTTATCCACAACCCCTGGAATTTGCGACACGCCCGAGATTTTGTGATTTTTATCACACGACTTGAGCGTCTCAAAATGTGGAATTACTCGCCAGTAATGTGAAAATGTCAGTGGCATAGGCTATAATTGCCAGTATCAACAAACGAAAGGTGACAACTCATGTCAGCAAAAGCATACACTATCGAAAGCCTCTTAGAGGGAAAACACTATCGCTCACACTCTCGCCATGACGAGGGAACTATCGTATACGCAACAAAGCGTGACGCAATTTGGTACGGAGAAAACCTAGAGGCTTACGCTATCGAGGTTCGCCCAACCCGTGGGATCAAAAACTTTTGGGCAACCATTGCGGTTAGGGTATCTGACTAATTTGTCAGTGCTATCCGCTATAATTACAGAATAAACAAACGAAAGGAAAACTATGTTAAACATAATCGACAAAACCGATTTCTATGAAATCGCAGACGAGCAACATTTTTGTTGTGATGAAAGTCAATTTAAGTATTACTGTATCGAACACCTAGAATTTATGGGTTGCTACTTTTGCGGATTTGACTATGACAAAGATTGCGAGGAACAACACTAATGATTAACTCAGTATTAACAATAGATTGCCAAGATTGCTTAGGTCATGGCGTAATCTTTTTTGGTGATGATAATGATTTTGATTGCGAGCCTTGCGATTGTCAAGATGGCTCTTTATTTAAGAACGGGGAAAATGACTAATGTACCAAATAACAATTTCCTACGATAGCAAGCCTATCCATTGGAATAAAAACTATGATGACGCTTTAGAAGCGTTCACCGCATTTCTTTCATTTACCGATTGGGGATTTGCTAACGAATACTCAACTGTAAATTTAATGACGCCAACTGGCAAGATGTACACAAAAACATTTTATCGTGAAGGTCGAAAGGTCGTAACAAAATGATGACAAGAAAAGATTATGTCGCAGTAGCAGAAATTTTAAACTTTGCTAGTGATAAGGCGCACCCTGCTTTATTTTCTAAAATTGTAAATGATTTCGCAGTTATGTTCGCAAAAGATAATGAGCGATTTGATGTAAACCGATTTCATAAAGCGTGTGGATACCATGTCACAAAATTCACTTCGAGATAAAGTTAAACGCATACAGGAATTGCGTCGCAGTAATGCGGCGCAACCTGTACGCAATAAGAAAAAATATTTTAGAAAAATAAAACATAAAAATAAATTTGATCAATGACGCTGCCCGCCCGTAAAGCTGCGGGGTTATCCACAGGGTTACGGGCGTTATCCACAACCCCCTGGAATTTGTGAGATTAATCACAAAATAAATTAGATAAAGCTTGGGCGTGTTGAGCAATTTGTCAGTGGCATAGGCTATAATACTCTTATACCAACAACGAAAGGCAACAAATGAGAATAGAACACAACCTGAAGTTCGTAACAGAGTTTAAGGACGGCCATCCAGTAACTAAGCAAATAGAAATGCTTGATGAGGATACTCGTATCTTTATGCTAGAGTCAATGCTAAAAGATTTAGTCGGTAGCCGACTACAACCAATTCTTGATGAGATAAATGCTAATGGCTCATACGCAATTCTTAAGGTGGCAGAATAATGGGATACAATACAGCATTAGATTTAACTGAATTAGATTTAGAGGTAGCACTAGGTTATCACTTACAGGGTAATCATTACCCGCCCGTCCCACTTTCTATGGTACAGCCTTGTATCGAGGCTATTGATGCTTACTATGATGAGGATTATAATAAGTTGATCGAAATGCCTGAAGGCGTATCTTATAAGGGTGACTCTCATGCGCCAGCGTGGGCTATTATCGAACAGCACCACTTAGACGCTTGGCTACCTGAAAGTGACTAAGGTCACACAATAACTTTCTCAAATAATGAGATAGGGCTAGACTAATGTCAGACCCCAATGCTATAATTACCAACCTAACAAAGAAAAGAGGCAATAAATGACAATCAACGACAAGTTGTATCAGGTAGGCGATTTATTCACTACCCTTAAGTCAAAGAAAACAGGTGTGATTAAAGAAATCCACCCACAAACATCTGGCTCGGTGCGTGTGCTATTGGAAATGCCAAACAAGGAAACTCGTTGGACTTCCGTATCCGCTCAAACACTACTAGGCGTATAATCTAAAGGCAGGGGGGTCGCAGAAATGTCAGACCTCCCTGCTATAATTACTTCATCAACCCAACCCACAACGAAAGAAGGAAACAAATGGCTAGAGGAAAAGCAATCTCGGTGAAAATCCCAACTCAGCGAGTAATCAAGGCTTTGGAAACAAAGTTGGCACAACTAAATAAAGACTTCGCATCACAAGAAGCAAACGAAGCAAAGTATAACAAGCAGGTAGAAGCGTGGAAAAAGGAAATTGGAAAGTGGGCTATTGCTAACTTCTCAAAGGCTGAAAACCTACGCACAAACTATCGCAACTGGAACAACACTCTCAATGTTGATTTTGACATCATCACAAAGGAAGGAAACTTCCCTGCTGAACCTGAGAAGGACTACGAAGTAATCCACCGCCACTCATACAATGAGATGAAAGAGGAAATGGAAAACGCAATTCGTATTCTTAAAATGACAGATGAGGAAGTTGTTAATACCAGCACTTACAATGCGGTTGCTCGTTATCTGTAAATAATCCAACGACCTGAGTATGTCGCCAAACTGCTCTCCCTTTTGGGACAACTACTAACAAAGGCAACAAAATGAAAAATCGTTTCAGAGTAGAAATCTATGATGAGAACAAGTTAAATGATGTAACAATTTATTCAGAGCAAGGCGTTGATAAGGAATACTTAACTGAATTAGCATTCTCTAATCGCCGTAACTTTTTTGGTGATGTTCGTGCTTATGTGTATGATACATTGAAGAAGACTAAGACAACTGCTCTTTATCTTCCCGCCGAAGTTATTAACTTCAATCGAAAGAATCAATTAACCAGGGATGAGTTAGGTCTGTAAAGATCTAACACTAGCTGCATATCCTGCAGCTGGCCCGTAAAGGTAAGGGGTTATCCACAGGGTTACGACTGCCTGTGGATATCCCTGGAATTTTGTGAGATTAATCACATGGATCAATTCGGACATATTGTATCTAATCCTAGACAATGTCAGTGGCACCTGTTATACTTATGACTAATCAAACGAAAGGTAAAAAATATATGGCTCACAATCTAGAAATGGAAAACGGCGAAGTTGCTTTCGCTCTCCGTGGCGCACCTGCTTGGCACAACCTAGCAAATCGCATCTTCACAAAAGATGAAGAAGTTACTACCGCCCTAATGCTTGAAGAAGCAAAGTTGGCAAATTGGAATGTTCGTCTATCTCCAATCACTGAGCACATTCCAGAATCTTGGAATGATGTCTCTACCGCATCTCTTGTCATTCGTGACAATCCATTCAATAAGGGAACTGATGTTCTTGCCACTGTTGGCAAGCGTTACAAGCCTGTACAGAATGAAGAATTATTCGCATTCGCTGATGCTATTCATGATGCGAACGCTGACTGCCGTTGGGAATCTGCTGGCTCATTGAAAAAGGGCAAAGTTGTATTCGGCACTGTTGATATTCCTCGCACAATGGTTCTTGACCCACAAGGTGCCAACGATGAAACTAAACTCTATTTAATTGTATGGACATCACATGACGGGTCAGTTGCTGTTCAGGCTGCTGTTACTCCTGTTCGTGTTGTATGCCAAAACACATTGAATCTTGCCATGCGTAACGCTAAGCAATCTTTCAAGATTCGTCATACGCAATCTGTTGAAGGTCGCATTCAAGTTGCTCGTGAAACTCTTGGGCTTGCTCTTGGTTACTTTGATGAATTCGAGAAGGAAGCGCAAGCACTTTATTCTCAGTCAATTACTGATGCTGAATTCTCAAAGTTAATTCACACAATTTATCCAAAGCCTGCTGATGATGCTGCTAAAGTTGCGCTAACTAAATGGGAGAATAAGGTCGTGCTACTTGATGACCTTTACCATAACTCACCAACTAATGCTAACATCAAGGGAACTAAATGGGGTGCGTTTAATGCTCTCACCGAACGCCTTGATTACTATCGCTCAGGTCGTGGAAATTCTGAAACGCTTATGGCTGGCGCATCAGGATTTGACCCAGTGCTAACCGCTGAGAAAAACAAAATCAAGAAATTGATTTCTGCTTTCTAAATAAAAATAATCCTGAGCAAGATTTAAAACTGCTCACATTTTTTCTTGGTCCATTAGCTCAGTTGGTTAGAGCGCTACCCTGTCACGGTAGAGGCCGACGGTTCAAGTCCGTTATGGATCGCCAAGCGCCCTCAAAGCTAAGGGGGCAAAAAGTGTGTTACGACTCACATTTAAATTCCCTGGAATCTATTGTAAATGTCAGTGGGGTCCTGTATAATTCTGTACATGACCAACGAACTAGTATCAAGCGTGTACACATTTGTCTGTGACCCAGATGAGTGTGATTGTTTAATCCAATTAACATCATCTGATGGATTTGGCTTTCCATCAGGTGTGACAGAACTCACATGCCCGTGTGGCCGTAAGACCACATTAGTGTCAGTGGAGCATGCTACAATTACATCCTTAAACCAAACGAAAGAAGGAAGCAATATGGACGGAATGACAGTAGAAAACCTGCCTCTATCAGATGCAGAGAAGTACAACCCTGACCAATTAGTTACATACAAAGTAATCCGTGGTTATTCGGATGCTGAATATGCTACAGATAAAGTTCGCAACATTGAATACGAACTGCATAATGGTCGCACAAATTCTAAGGCAGTCTCATCTTTACAGAATAAGATTGGCTTAGTTAAAGATATTATTTCAGAGGCATATGCTGATTCAGAAGACCAAGAAACTTTGCAAGCAATTGCAGAAGCGCTTGAGATTGAATTAATTAGAGAGATTGAATGGTCTGCATCTATTGAAGTTAGCGGAACTATTTCAGTCAACCTACTTGAGGATACTCATTTTGACTTAGATTCAGAAATTGAAGATGCTCTTTATGCTGATTCACACAATGGCAACATTGAAGTTGTTGACCAAGAAATCTGCAACATTAGGGAGAACTGCTAATGTATTTTGAGTTGACTGCTCCTGATAGGCTATCCATGGAGATGGCCTATTGGGATGCACAAATTATTGGGCTGGACCCGCAAGCAATGTCACCGTTGACATTCAACATTGGAACTGGTAGTATTGAGAAAGTAAGTAGAATTCGTGATAAGTATAACTTAACTGAATCTTACATATCAGACTACGAAACCACAGGTTATTAAGGAGAAATTATGTCAGACTATAAAGATGGTTGGGACGATGGGTATAAGTTTGCCCGTGATGAAATCATGGAAAAGTTATCAGAGATTGATATCAACGACATTGATTCCTGGATCCTTGATCGTCTTTCTGAGATGATTGAAGGTGGAGCACTATGACAATGGAAGATCTAACAAGATGGATAGCATGTGACCAATGTGGCACAGCCCAAGCAATGTATATGGTTAAACTAGTAGATGGTGAGCTTTTCTTTTGCGGTCACCACTACAACGCAAGCAAGCGTGGCCTTGACAAGGTCGCATACGAAGTGATAGAATTAAACAAAACGGAAGAAGCAATCCCTCAACTAGAAACGGCGGAATAAAATGGGCGACAGAGCAAACTTTGGATTCAGAGATTCCAAGGAGAATGTACTATTTCTATATGGACACTGGGCTGGGCATAATATGCTAGCCAAGTTGGCCAATGCTGTGCAGGCTGCAGAGCCTCGCTGGCAGGATGAATCATATGCAACACGCATTGCTATATCTAATCTAATTGGAGAAGACTGGACTGAAAAAACAGGCTGGGGTATCTACATTAATCAATTAGGAGATAATGAGCATAAGGTGCCTGTTATTGATTGGTCCAATCAAACTTTTACACTGTATGAAGAGGACCTGAGCACGGTAGTGTTTACCTCGTCCCTTGCAGCATTCGTAGATAAATACAGTCGACTAGTTATGGTATAATTAGACTAGGACTTTGGTCCTGGTTTTAATAGGAAATGAAATGGTGCGTCTATTAGTCTTTAGGGCCAGGCGCTAAGTAAAGCGGTTTATTTCTTTCGTTGGAAATCAGCAGCCATATTCATAACCCCCAGCATAGCTGGGGGTTTTCTATTGCCCGCAAAGACTTGAGGGTAGCATGTTTGTTTTACGACGTCAAGTTAATTTTCCCAGGAATTTGTGTGATCTTGACCACATAGCTTGGAAAATGTGGTGTGAAACACACCTATTTGCTATTCCAAATGTCAGTGGTCCATTGTATAATTGGAACATATCAACGAAAGGATATAAAATGCCAAATTGGGTATTTAATGGATTAACTATTGAAGGTAATCCTGAGCAAGTAAAATCTCTAATCAAACAAATGAATAAGCCATTTGTTTATTCTATTACTGCAGTAGGTGATTTATCATATGATGTCAAGCAGACTAAGTATGTTAATCCTATCTTTGCTTTTCATAATATCTATAACTATAGAGATGCTGGTATTACTGATGAGGTATATCATGGACAGCCTCCTCGTTCCACCGACTTTTCTCAGGCAATGAAGTTTGAGACCAATGACTGGTACAACTTTAATGTGCGTGAGTGGGGAACCAAGTGGGATGTTGCTGTAGCCGAGGGTAATAAGTATCCTGATACAACTATTGAAGAAGCAGAAAACGGTGAGAACTATGTAGTTCATTACAACTTTAACACTGCATGGTCACGACCTCTTGGTGCTATCTCTAAACTATCTGCACAATACCCAACACTACTATTTACTTTATCATATGAAGAAGAAACAGGTTGGGGTGGGGAAATGGAATTCCTCCGTGGAGAAGTTATATCAGAATCAGAATACGATAACATGTGCCGTGATTGTGATGCAACTGACCAAATGGAATACTGCGACAATGACTGCGGTGAAATCTGTGGCAACTGCAACTGGCTAGGCAATGCTGACCTAGAGGCTGTAGCAATTTGTCAGACCCATAAGATATACTTAGACACTAAAGTACCCGAATATAGAAAGGCGGAAGCATAATGGAAGCATTTACAGATACAGTAGGAGAACATATCCTTGGAGCAATTCAAGTAGATATTGAGCAACATCTCTTTGAACAATGGAACAGCAAAAATTTAGATGAGGGCAGCGATTATGCTGAATATATGTTCATGCAATTTGCTCCTGATAACTTAAAACAATCATACAATGAGTACTATGGTTATATTGAAGGAGATGAATTCCTCCTATGATTACCAGCCAAGAACTAATTGATTATATCTATGATGACAACTTAATCCATTTTGATGATAGAGATACATCAGATGATTGTGATTGTCACATTCATATAACACTTAATACTATGATTAAATATATGGAGGCAATAGAATGCTAGGTTATACTAAAGATGATCTTGATGAGATGATTAACTCAGTACATGATGCTAAGTTATTTTATCTTAGAACCCCGTCCGATTTAATGGACAAGTCAATATTAAATGAAGGCTTGTTAAAAACAAATGACTTCCTCCAGGGGCTTTGGGCGGAGGGTTATTTTGACTAAGTCATCACATTTTATGGAGTATCTAAAGATACATAAGATTAGTTTAGAACAAGATTTAGAAGATGCTAGAAATAATATTCCTATTCCTGAAGATGAATACTTCGAATCAGATAGTTATTATATGGGTGCCATTGATACTATGGAACATATTTTGTCAGTGGCTACTGATATAATGATTGATAACGAAAGGGTATATTAATGAACATATCATCTAGAGAAGTTACTTATCGTTCCGCCGTTGAACAAATATTTTTTGAGGACGGGACAGAATTGGTAATCACAATTGGTGCTCCTGCCGAAGGCGGAGGAGATATCGATATTGAATATGATTGGGTAGAAGGAAAGCCTGATTGGGCAAACAACTTAAATGAATCAACACTAGTGAACTATGAGGTAATATAATGAATCAAGAAGACATTGGGCTCCCTCCGCACCTACAGCGTTTGGTTAATGCGGGTGTTAGCGGATTAGATATAATGCACGGAGAACTAAAGAACTTAATGCTAATTGCCGAGCAAGATTTAAAGGACGCATTAGCACAGGAGGAGTTGTCTGAAGAGGCAATGGATTCTATGGTCCGAACAGAATGTGAAGGACGACTAGATACTCTAGTCGAACTATATCAACTAACATATGAACTATCATTTGCAATTCAATCAAGAATAGATTTGGAGTTTGCTAATGAAGCCTGACGATAAAGATAAACTAAACAAGTGTTTAGAGATTCTAGACAGCACTGACCTAGGTCTATCATTAGTTTGGTTGTGGACTTGGTCAACAATTAACAACATATTTGAGGATGAGACCTACAAGCAGAACTGCACCCTAGATGACATGTGGGGCCACCTCTGTGAGGCTGTGGAGGCTGGTATGGGGTTCTCTCTGGAGTACGGTGCCGAACAGCACAACGAAGATGTCCTTGAATGGATGATGAATCGTGAATACATTGTGGACACAATGTTTGAGGAAGATGAAGAAGAGGAGGACGACGAAGATGAAGATGAGTGATAAGTACTTAAACGATCAACTTAGTAAAGCCCAAAAGCTTTTGTGGGGTGGGTCCGAAACAGAAAACATCGAGGCACACAACATCATTGCTAAACTAATTAAAGACAAGATAGAACAGGTGGAACTATGACTAAACAGTTTAAAGTATATGGCGACACCATTCAGGAATTTTACATTGTAGTAGAAGCCAAGGACAGCGATGAGGCATGGTACAAGGCAGTAGCCGCACCTAAGAAAGAATGGCAAAAGGGTGCCAATCGTAAAGATAAGATAGAGCCATACCAAGTAGAAGAACTAACAACTGAATAAAGATAGGTTGGGCCGTTATGGACAATTCGGACATAACGGTCATAATCTAAGGGCACGGGCAAAAATTTTGCTTTACGGCACCTATTTACAAATCGCCGAAATTCGGATATAATATATATAACAAAGATCTAGAAAGGATCAAACAAATGACATCAACACCAACAACAACTCGTGAGTACCTCAAGACCCAGGGAATTTCTGTGGGCAAGCGTGGCCGCTTTTCAGCTGCAGCTCTAGGCGTTATCAGCAAGGCAGCACAAGAGGGCGTAGTCTTCACAGACAAGAAGAACGTCAAGTAATAAACTAAGTGTGGGGTTCCTCCTCTCTGTGGGAAAACGGGAAAGGGGAGGAACCTCGCTTCATTTACAAATGTCAGTGGTCAATGGTATAATCAAAACGAAAGGCGGAACTCAATGGCTAAAGCGAACGAATTCAAAGCAGCAGAAAAACTAACAGACTATCTAAACAATGCTAACTTCTCCCCTGCCGTAATGGCAAATGTATTAACAACTGAACATACCTTATACACCCAAGACAGGCTAATGGAACTAGTTAGATATATTATCCAATACAATTCCCTTAGATTAAAGTCAGAATGGGACAAGGGATACACATCCGAAGGATTGCTTCTGGCTGATGCTCTCAACGATATGATTGAGGCAAAATACGGGGCGGTGGATAGAAACCTAACTATTAAATCCCTTGAAGAAACAAGAGTAAGAGATAGCAAATACATAATGGATCTAGATTCATTCTAATATAACTTCCCCTATGGGGCATATGGCTTTAATTAGCTATATGTCCCATTTTTGTATGCCCATCTTATGGGCCAAATTTCTTCTTTACGACGCATGTAAAAATACGCTGGAATTTGTATGCATATTGAATAAAATCTGTCAAAATCTGTATAGAATATCTCATTATATGAGACAAATTATACAGAATTAGACATAATTTTTTGCCATAAATATGGGCCAAAATTGCTCTTTACGAACAAATAAAAAAATTTCCTGGAATATCTATTGACAAATATTGGCCAATATGCTTTATATAGGCCCTATTGACATTATGACCCATCAAATGGTAACGTTCCATTACATAGATATGTTTAACTATATATAATGATAGTATTTGGATCTAAATTGATAGTATGATTCTCCACTTTACTCCACAATACTCCACTAAATAAGCCTCTAGGAGGCTCATACAAGGGAGATTAAAGGGAGGGGGATAGAATAGGTAAGGCTCTTTATGACTCTAATTGTTTGCCTATTTGTGCAGCTTTCTTTCGTATCTTATCTGCTGATTCTATGGTATGTTCAATTGATTTTTGAAAGGATTTGCACATTTTGCAGAGATCGAGCATATCTGGGTATTTAGCCCATGCTGCCTTATTTGTCTCTATTGAACATGTCTTGCACATTGGAGTACTCATGTTATATCTTTCTCTAGTAACCAAGGATGTTTATCCCTATAGTACTATTATACTCCTTTGTCTCCCCCGCCTTAAAGATATGGGGTAGGGCTGTCACTCATTTTGCTGAGCATGTAAGGCATATAAATGGGTCATCATCTTGCTTGACATACAGTTGCTTACATTGAGTACATGCTACCTTATATGGCTCAGTATTCACATACTTCTCATAGGATGATTGAAACTTATCCATTGGTTCCCCCGCCCTCACCTTTTCCAACCAGGTATTCTCTCTTTGATATAAAGTATTTAGATAAATCTATCCCTATCTTATTATAATACTCAGCAATTGATTCCTTGTTTGGTGCTCCCCAATATCCTAGGTATTCCCCAGAAAATATTTCAGTTTGATCAAATTGAGAGTTAACTTCGTTAAATTTTCCAATTTTGCCTCTATCAAGAGTTCTCCAGTCATCGTCAGACAAAAGCTTACCATCGTTAAACTTGTCTTTAGACCACATTATACACTTCTTGATTGAGAACATTCTGTATCCTCTAGTGCCCGCTCTAAAAGATAGATTAATTTGATCACCGTTGAAAGGGTTTGCTGGATCATGCATCAGCTCACGAGTAAAACCAAATTTTGTAAACATAAATGAAGCAAATATCAGTCCGTGCTCAACAAAATCTTGACCCTCTTGCCAATCCACATGACAACCCTCAATAAAAGCATAATCCATCATTTCTTCGCTTGGTACTTGAGCGTTTGCATACGAGGAAGCATTTATGGAAATAACCTGTATTTTTAATGAACCAAAATTTTCATCAGTTTTAAAATCAAGTGGGTCTACCGCCATACCCCTCAAATTGTTATGCAAAAATACTTCTTTGTTTGGTCCATCTATCCATCTAAGAGGATTTGTAGATATGATAGGCTTATCACAAATCTTTAACAGATCGTTATAGTGTTGCTTTAGGGTAGTGTCCCATCCTTTTTCAAAAACATTGTGTGCGTCAACTTGCAGCAAATACTCATGGTCTCTATAATTTATAATAGAGGCCATCATCCTACCAATACCAGTGCCTAGTGGGCGCTCATGCTTTATATCTACATAGGTTAGTCTGGGATGATTAAATATTGGATCTGACAAAAAGTCTTTTTGATCTATAACCATATTGGCTATTCCAAAATACAATAGGTCTGGATTGTCTGCGTTAGCTAGTGCGCTTTTGATTGTTTGAACTAAAAACTCTTCTTTGCATGCTGCTATAGATATATAAATTGTTTCGTTGTTCATAGATGAATCTCATTTACTGGCTCTTTCGACCAGTGTATGTAAGATCTAATATAAACTGCTGCATATGCTATTGCTGAGGCTATAAATCCATATTGCTTTGTTATTAGGGCATATGCTATCCACAAAGCCTCATTAAATAATAAAACCCACCATCCCCATATTGTCTTTCGACCAACAAAGAATATGCCTGTTACACCTATAATAGCTAATACCCATGACCACATTATTTGTCACCCCGTTCTTTTTCCCAATACGGGATCCCGTTTTTATCACGATCATTCCACTTTTCACCGCTCATATCAATATCTTTAAGCATCTCTTCTATAACTAATTTAAGACGCATTGATCTGTCAGGATCAATATCGCTCATCAGTATCCACCAAGACATTCATTACGAGTATGATATAGCCTGATCTTAGTCAATATCTTTTTAGTTGGAGCGTTTAATGGCTCTTGGCATGCACCGCATTCCATATCCCATTCACCGCTAAAGAAGTCATATCTAGCACCATATTTTTGTTTTGCGTATTTTGCTATACGAAAAGCAGTAAATGGATCAGGTATCTCTAAACTCTGCAACATGTATTTAGTATAGCATTTATGTCAGGTACTGACAAGGGGGTCTCTACTTTTCGACTTCACTTTTCGGTCAATATTAGATTATATTATGAGCTTAATCCTTTAAATGAATGGCATTCACATACGCCTACTACATCATATCTACATGTATCTACTTCTGCTAAATCATTATACTTAGCTGCTTTAGTGCAGTAATAACATTTTTCTGGCTCTTCCGCCTCTAAATAGGCTTCAAGGTTATCTAGTATGCCCATGCTACTTATTCCTTGGGATGAGGCTCTGTGGTCCTTCTGTGCCGAATAGAGACTTCTTTACTGGTACACAGTTAGGGACTTTCTTTCCGCCCTTATCTTTCATACCAACCTGCTTGTATCCGCTCCAGCAAGCCTTTTCTAGGTTGTCCCATTTATCTTCATCTGGGTTATCTGATTCATATCCCTTTGAGATCTCTTCATCTGTTAAATTAATATCATTATTGTCCATAATCATATTATATCATATTCTTAGATTTATCTTCTGACACTTGCTCTAAGTATATTTTAGCTGAAATTGCAAGCTCTTCGTATGTCATTGCTGTATGCTTATGCTCTTTATCTTTTCCAAACAGATTCTTCAGTAGCTCAACTGGGGTGATAACCTTATCTTCTGGCAGCCCGCCGTATTTATAAAGCATTTTAAGAAGGACACCTGCAATAAATATATCATCGGTAAATGCAGCCCAAGGGAAAAGTATATCGAATGGGTCAATTGGTGAAGCCAGCCAGACAACACACAAGATAGAAATAACCTTTATGTGTCTTGGTGATCTATCAAATTGTGCCTTATACGGCTTTAATAATATCTTTAATTTCTTATACTTCATCTATTGGGATTGCCATTCTTATTTGATTTTCATGATACTGAATATGATAATCTCTTAGTTGATGTGTTACTGCACAATAGCATATTGGACAGTTGGTGATCCATTGAGATTTATCCTCCCAATGTTTAGGCATCTTCCTTTTTTAACCATTGATCTTCCCACAATCCAATGAGGGACTTATTGCCAATGTCATCAAAGTAGTAACGCTTAGCGTTACTATCGTAGTTCCAGCCATACCACATGTCGCCTTCCATCCAGCTACATGATGCAATCTTCATTCCTTCTGGGTCATTAACAATTGTATCTAAATGATCATAAAGGTGAACTTCATCAAAAATATATTCTCTGAGATTGGTCCAGCTAAATATGCGCCTTGCTATCCATTCAATCATCTTTTGGATCCTTTTCCCATGTAAGCTTTCCATCTTTATATACTGGCCAATATCCTAAAGGACGCCAGTCCATTTTCATTATCTTAGGCTCTTTCATTGCGCCGCCTGAATTGGTATCATTAATCTGCATCTCTCGCAGTACTGATAAGTTGATCCTGTATATGGGCATGAGCCTGCTGCTACGAGAATGTGTCCCTTGATGCGACAAATTATTTTATTTATCATTATAGTTCATTATATAACATGAACTAAATGTTGTCAATAGTATTATTGTTATTAAAACTTATTAGCTTTTCTTCCATATTTTGGTAAGGCTCTCCAAGAGCTGAAGTTATTCCTGTTCCAGTATGCATAAACAAAAATATATAAGTTTTGTTTCCAGAAATCACTTCACTAACTTCATGAGAAACCAAGCATGGAAGGAAAACTATGCTCCCAGCTGAAGGCTTTATTGAATATCCTAGCTGATCAAACACTAGTTCTCCGCCTTCATAGTCATCATTTAAGTATATAAGAGATGTCCAGTCCATAGAATTTTTTGGGTTTAAAATGTTTCTGTCTATGTGTGGCCCCATGAAACCACCAATTCTATACTTTCTAATACAGTAGTTTCTGGTTATGTGATGCGGTAGATCATTGTTTGTCTTTTCTGACCAAATTTTTAAAGCGTTAATATAATCATCTTCTATCATTTTGATAGCTGGCAATGCCAATTGATGAGCTTTGCTTTCTTGAGCATAATTAGAAATGTCTTTGCGGGGCCAAAATTCATTGTTTTCATTATAAGAAAGGTCCCAGTCTAACAGTTTAGCAACTCCCGCTAAAGCTCCCTCGTTGTCTGGGAATATCTGTTCCCATTTTGTCAAATCATTTGGATCTAAGCTAACTGGATAACCGTTAATCCATGTGCTCCATGAAGGAAAAACTTTTAAAATTTCAGGGTTTTGATCATTTGATTCCACAAAATCTAAAAACTCTTTAGATTTAGGAAATGCATTCTCAATGTATATTACGCCACCAGGCATATCGTGAATTATTGGAGTAGTCATGAATTAATTATAGCATTTCTTTATTTATTGTGTCTTTAATCACTGGATCAAGTCTGTTCCAATGTCCTTTTTCGCTTCCCTGGTAAACCTGACCAGTTTCTCTATCTACAAGAAGCCACTTTTCTGGACACTTAGTTTTAACAGTTAAATTGACAGATTTTAAAATTGTTTTAAACTTAAATTGTTTACGCAACACTTATCCTTTTATTGCAAGCACACTTTTTGTATTTAAAAGTAAGTACTTTTCTCCATCTGTATCTTCAATATCTGTTCCGCTATTTTGGTTGTAATAAACTATATCATTAACATTGAGGCCCGTTATAGGAATGAGCTCGCCTTTATAGTTATATTCTCCGTTTCCCATTTCTAGAATCTTACCAGTTCTAAGGTTAGATTCACTTAATGATGCCATAAGAACTATGCCAGACGTTGTGGTTCGGTCCTCAACTTTATCTTCTTTTACTAACAACAGGTTGCCAAATGGCTTAATCATTTGTTATTACTCCTCAAAAGATTCTTGTGTTTCCCAAAAGCTATCTTTTTTGAACTGCTCTTGTATTCTTTTTGCATCTAAAATTACAGACATTTCTCTATAAAGTTTTATTCCCACGTAAGCACACACTGCAAATATAGCTGCGGCAAATATAATAAAGTTATTCATATCTATATTATACAGCACTATAGGTAAAGCTGTCAATCCTTATATATATTTTTTAATACTTCTCTAGAATCAAAACCTTTAAATTCATATTCCTTTTCTTTAACAAGCCATAGAATTACAGCATACTTAGTTCCGTCTGATATCATCCTGCCACCGTGCCATTGATCGGCTGGGAAAACAAATGCGTCCAAGGCTTTTGGCTTGCACACAAGACCGCCTGCGCCATCTTTATATAAATAAAATGTATTACCGTATCGCGCTGCATGTGGAGATTCTTCGAAATCAGCTTCGTCAAAGCTCTCCAAGAAAACAACTTCTCCGTCTGAATAATTATCGTTAAGGTATATAACACAGCTCCAAACTAAAGATGAGAAATCGTTGTGGACGTCCTGATGTATTCTAAGCTGTATATCTTTTGATAGTTTTGTTATAGAAACTCCATAAAAGTATAAATCTTGATCTATTTTATATTCTGATTTAACAATGTCTATAAATTTTTTAGAATACTTATTTATAATTGGCTCTAAATCTTTAAACAAATACGGGGGCTTTTGGTCTGGGAATATTGCTCTAGATGCCAATCCTTTATTTACGGCTATACCGACCCTACTTTTAAACTTTAAATCATCATCCGAATTTTTATCGATCCAGTCTATTAAAAACAAAGAGTCTTCCTCAGACATGAAGTTGTTAATTAATTTTATATTTTTCATTTATTAGATGAATCTGGGAATATGTCTATTAATAAATGAACTCTATCTATGCTGCTATCATTTAAAACAGAATGCGGCTTTAAGTTATTTATCTCCCAACATTCTCCGCACTTCATGTTAATTTTTTCTCCATTAACAGTATAATAAACACTATCATTTGTTATAATCGGTATATGAAATCTCTTTACAGTAGATAGGTAATCTCCTCTATCGGTATGCTCTGAAACATCCTTATTGGATTCAAGCTTAATCAGTAGGACTCTTCCAGAAGTGCCACCGTAGATTGACTCTAGATCTTTTACTATAGGTGAGACTAAATCAAAAATGTTTTGGTCTTTAACGACTGCATCTATCTTTGTTCCAAAGTCCCACTCTAGGCTGTGGTCTTGTACTATAAATGTTTGTGTGTGTGCATGTGGATTTGCTCTGCCTACATAAACCACATTTTGCCTATTCTGATTAATTAGCCATTCAGAGCTAAATTTTTGTAAAGCATCTGCAATATGATCTACATCATAAGTTTTATTAAATCTAAAATTAAAATCTTCTAACTCTTTTTTTGGAGTCAGATCTCCTCTAAGAAATGCCATTTGTCTCATTATCCTTCACATAATTGTAAATAAAGTAATCAATATCATTATTTTTTATAATCAGATCAATGTCTTCTTCAGATATAAGAGACATCAGGTATTCAGTAGTAATGTTTTTCTCATCTCCGTATGAAAAAGATCCGTAGTTTATAAGATTGTTCTGGTCAAAATCTATTTCTATTTGATAGTTATTATTAAACCAATCGCTGATATTTTTTTCAAACATAGCAATATTGTCTAAAGAGTTTACAATTTTAAACTTTTTTATCGCTTCCATTGCATTTTCTTTAGAAGTTTTTTCGTTTCCAACAAACCAAGTAAACGCCTCTCCCTTTTTAAAAAATGGATCCATCATTTCTTCATGATTTTTTGTGTAAAAGCTTCTAGGATCAAATGAACGCTCATCAGCTGAATTGCAAATAAACCTGGATTGATAGTTATTGTGTAGCTTAAAATTTGGATCTTCAAAAAGATAGTATCTTAATTTTTCCAGCGTGGACTTTCTTTCAATATACTCATCTCTTAAAAAAAGAGCACGATTATATATAAAATTAAAATAGCTTAGTCTAGCTTCAACTGGGTGTCTTACTACAACAGCAACATCTAAAGAGTCTATTAGATCAATTGGATAGGTACCAGCATGCATAGATATGTAGGCTTTGTTAACAAAATTTTTATTGTTTGGATAGTGTGTACTTATGTAGTAAGGTATATTATTTTTATCTAAAGATTTCTTTATATTTGCAGATACATATTTACCAGCAGTTTTTGGTATGTGCAAAAAATATAGCTGCTTTAGACTTCCTTCTTGATTAAGTTCTCGTTCCAGCCGTTCTCGATTATTTTCTCGTTCCACTTATTAAGGCTCCTTCCTTGATTATAAGAGCCTTCCTTGTGTCTTTCACGAAGAATTTCTGTCCACTCTTCTTCAGAGTGTTGAGCTTTTTCAGAATGCCAGGCTTCTGATCCTGGGTACTCGTATCTCCAGTAAGCTCTAATTAGCGCTTTAGATCCGCCCTTAGCAATCATTGGGCTATGGTAAAAAGGGTGACCAGAAGGGAACATTATTAAGTCACCAGCATTTGGCTTGTAGTATACGTGACTGAGTAGATCTTCCTTATCATCACTTAGCTCTATAATGTTTACTCCACCATCTTCATAATCATCATTCAAATAGAATAAGCATGTTGTTCCAAACTTTAGTCCAGGATCTTCTCTTCTTTCTTCTTGGAAATCAGTGTGGTAGTTCATGCCCTGGAAATCGTTAACGCCCATTCCGTCTTTATAGTAAGCTATATCAACCGAATCCCAGCACCAGTTATCGTAATCCACTTTAACTGAGCCAAAGTACTGAACTGAAGATTCATGAAATACTTTAAACAAATCTTTAACGTACTCATTATTTGTAATTCCAATTTCTTTATCAGAAAAATTTTCATCCATAAACTTTTGCCAATCATCTTTGCTTGGAAATGACTCAAAGTATCCTCTGGATGTTGGTATTAATATATGAAAGCCAAACGTATACCAAGGTACAGACTTATCTTCATAGTTACTTAGGTAGTATTCTAGCATCTCATTAGAGTTACTTAGGGCATTTTTAAACACCCAAACTTTTTCATGAAGTTTTTCTACCTCAATCTCTTTACCATTTATAATCAACTGATAGTTCCTACCTTTAGAAAGATAATAGATAGTCTATTTCTTTGGATGTTTTGGAGAGTAATCTCCTACGATAGCTTTTATTCTACCGTCTTTTCTTAATCTCACAATTTTACCATCACGAATAATCGTGTCGTTAAAAGGTACTTGCCTGCCAAATTTTTTTGGAGGCATTATACTTTCTTTCTTCCAGTTTTTCTAGGTGCTTGAGGAACAGCTGGTGTTTCTCTTCTAATACCGTGCTTGTTGACATCGATTTTCATTGGAGGTCTTTTAGGCTGTACGCCAGATTTAAATTTACCCTGAGAAGGATTCTTTTTTGTTGCTTCTCCAGAGCTTACAACGTTTTCTGACACTACGCTCCCTTAATTTGTGAGATAGTTACAACATTATTGTTAGCTGGTGATGGAGCTGATTCATACTGAATTTGCTCGTCTTTACCGCATGCACAATCTTTACACATTATTGATCCCTTTGATCTGATACATCCTGGATATTAACTTCTTTAATTCCAGTTTCGCTTCCTACGCTTTCGCAACCGCATTCAAAGCACATATTACTTTGGACCCTGAGCCTGCGCTTGGTTTGAAACGTCTGTTGATGGGAATGCTGCCTTTGGGTCAGCTGCGTACTGCTCGTTGTTACCCCATACTGTTGAATCGTTTACTTTTGGTGATGTAAATCCGTTTAAATCTTTTCCGTCTGACATGTTATTGCTCCTATAGGTTATTTATTTAAGCGGGACTAGTATTCCACTTATGAATCTATTATATCATTTAGTTGATTAGGATCAACTTCTGCCTCTGTGGGCCTCTCATTGCCAAGACCCACGTGGTCTGCACATCCGCATATCCAACACATCTGCGCTAGCCCCAGATGGCCGCTGAGCACTTGGTACACATATTAGAGTATGAGTCTTCTATCATGTTTGTTCTCTCTTTGCTAAACCATATATCTTTAATTGTAGATTTATTAGAATTTCCGTACACTGTCTTAAAATCAAAATCAGCGCAGCAGATAAATAAGTCACCATTTGGGTTAATATGTATCCACTCATTAGTTCTGCTTCTTACGCCTAATCCACCATTGCATCCTATTACCTTCTTGCCTTCTCCCGCCAAATATTTATTAATAGCTGAAGTCTGATCAATTATTCCTGAATCAGCAAGGTGGCCTGCTCTGTCGTATAAATGGTGGGCTGGGAAAACTTCAATTGAAGGGAATATAGATTTTAATAGCTTAACCTCTTGAGCTAAATCTCCAGACTCTACATCTAAATTTAAATCTGGGGCTCCAGGAAGTATGTCTAACCACCCACCATTTTCAACTAATGAATTATTATTTAGACCATTAACCATTAAAAAAAATCTATTTTCTAAAACTAATTCATTTAGTTCTTCTGCAGCATATAAAACATTATCTACCATTTTATCAAACATTTTTTCATTTAAATTTACATACTTAGACCATCTGGTTTTATCTCCAGATGGTATATTTAAAAGAATTCCACCAATCACATCGATATTTTTTTTAATTATATCAACTTTTTTCTTGGTAAGTGGAGTACCATTTGTAAGTATGTTTATTGTAAAGTTATATTTTCTATACAAATCAAACATCTCTTCAAAGTTTTTATACAATAACACTTCGTTGTAATTAGCTGTATAAATGTTTTTTAGATTAGGGTCTACAAAATCACCTTTGCCATTATGAAGTTGAGAGAGTATATTTTCTAACTCCCCCAACTCCATATCTCTAATAGCAGATTTTGGGTTTCCTTCATAAGAAACTGGGCAAAACCAACATCCAGCATTACATAGACCGTTTACATCTATTTGTACTGCGCTGATCTTGTATTGTGACAACTTAGTCTTTTAGTGACTTCCATGGGTTAGGAGGAAGCTTTAGGCTTGACTCCAAGAACCAGTTCCATTCTTGATGCGCTGAAAGTCGTTCAGATAGATATGATGATAGTCCGTACTCGTTGTTTTCATTTGCAACAGAGATAAGGTTTTTAATCTCTTCGATCATCTTCTTATTAATTGGAACTAAGTGAATTGCCATTTCCACGCCACAGTATGTATCTGGCTTAACATTTCCTAGAGTTTGGTTGGATGCATACTCTTCTAGGGTGTAAGGCGCTTCTCCGCCTAATCGGCGAAGCCATGTTGAGGTATTGTGTACGCCCTCTTCAGAGTCTAGATAGATATCTTCATAAACAATGCGTGATTGACGCATCAAGACAGATTCTGTATTCCAGAAAAAGCCTCTTACTAAATTTGTGTATACCACAGAATTAGCTTGAAATGTTTTTAACAGATTAATTAAATTTTCCATTTTATCCCTTTGCTATTTACCTTTTATAAATTTTATTATAACAGGTCTTACATACTTGAATCATTTTGGTTTCTGTAGAAGTTATATATTTTGCTTCTCCAAAACAATCTTTAATTTCACACTTATCTAAATCGGTCATTAATTTAATTGCTTACCTTTAATCTTTTCCCAAATTTTTTCATGAAGATAATAGAATGACATTTCTACGAGCAAGTATGATATAGCTCCAATTCCAATATATTCCCATTCAGCTTCTCCTGTAAGAAGTTTAGTTACAATATAAAGTAACCCTCCTACAAAAAATACATGCACAAATGGCCATGTAATTGATTTGTATAGGCTTTTCTTATTAGGATCTATCACTTTACTGACTTGCTCTTAGTAACGCCAGCCTTCTTGGCTGGTGCCTTCTTGGCTGGTGCCTTCTTGGCTGGTGCCTTCTTGGCTGGTGCCTTCTTGGCTGGTGCCTTCTTGGCTGGTGCCTTCTTGGCTGGTGAGCTTAGCTCTTTCAGGATCAATTCAATCTCTGATTCAACTGACTTGAACCCTAACAAATTTTTTAACTTATTTAACATGATGCCTCTTTTTCTTTTAATTTTCTAAGTACTAAACTTAAAACCTCTCTTGGTCTCCAGTCTGGTGGGATCTCTAAACTTTCTAATTCTTTAATTAGATCTTCTAGAACTTTTTTTTGAATCACATGAAAGTGATCCCATTCATTATCTAATTGTACCATTTTTAAAGATCATCCGCAATAGGATTATTTCTATCAGCATTTACTAGAAAACCTGTCCTTGGGCCAGGGGCCCAAACACGATGTGTTGTTTTTTTAGGGAAAAACAATAGGTCTCCCTCTTTTAACTCATAAGTTGTTGTTGAGTTTTTTCCTTTTATTTCCCAAAAAGAAGTACCAATTGATTGAAGGTAGCAAGCTGGCCAAGGGTCGCTATGCTCTCCTACAGATTTTTCTCCCAATGAAACTTTTATGCCTTCTGTGTGCCACAAAGCTCCGCAGGTACATCCTCTGGCATCCCATTCTTTATAATAATTACAATTTGAAAAGTCTGCATTAAAACCTGATTCTTTATTTATCTTAACTAAAAAATCTTTCATTTCAGGAAAATGTTCCCAGACTAATCCAGTTTGAGGAGCAAGCCACATAGGTTTTTGGGCTAGAATATTACCGTATGTGTCTACGCCTGGGCCCTGTTCCTTATTTTTTGATTCCAGGTCAGGGTTATTTATTTTTGTTTGATCGTATACAAAATCTAAAACATTTTGCCAAGTAAATTCTGTTTTAAAATAATCTTTAATCAAAACAGCTTCTTCATTTATGGCTGCTTTTTTAAATTCTAAAAGTAAATTCATATCAGTTTCCCTAATTAAGGGCAGTGGTTTCCCACTGCCCTTAAAAAATTACTTAACTAGGGTTACCTTAGCTTTTGGATTCTTTGCATTCCACTTTGTAGCGAGTGCATTGAATGACTTCTTTAAAGAAGCAAGTGCTTTAGCATTGTCTGCTGTCAGCTTAGCAATAGCTGCATCCTTAGCAAGGACAACTGCATCGTGTGCAGTCTTTGCATCAGCAAGTGCCTTAGCAGAAGCAGCCTTCTCAGCAGCAAGTGCTGCATCTGAAGCAGTCTTTGCATCTGCAAGTGCTTTATCTGAGGCAGTCTTGGCAGCAACTGCATCCGCAGCAGCCTTTGCAAGAGCAGCATCTGAAACAGCCTTAGCAGCAACTGCATCCGCAGCAGCCTTTACAACTGCAGCATCTGATACAGCCTTAGCGGCGAGTGCTGCATCTTTTGCAGCCTTCTCAGCAGCAAGTTCTGATACTAGATCACGAACTGCAATCTCTGCGAATGGCGCTAGTACACGAGCAGGTAGACCAACTACATCGGTAGTGGTTGCATCTCCAGCAGTTGTTGGACTAAATGTGATTAGTGATCGTGTTCCAGCAGCTGGAAGCGTTGCCTTAAATGTTGCAACTCCAAAGTCTGAAAGAGTTGCACCAGTTGTTGCTGTTGCTGTATCCATAACTGCTGTAGCAGCAAACACTGTTGCAGTAATTGACTTGCCAGACACCTTGTTGCCAAATACATCTGTTGCAGATACTGTAATATCTTGTCTTGTTCCTGCAGCGCCTGTAGCAGGAGCAGAAACTGTTAGATTATTAATAAGACCAGCAGTACCTTGAACATAGTATGTCAAAGTTACTGGGCCATTTGTAATTACAATTGTTCCAATTGCTGTTGTCTTTGTGTAGACATAAAATGTTGCTGTTGTTCCTGTACCAGTTGCAACTGTCAAAGATGATGATCCTGATGTTGCTCCTACTGGTGCAGCAGTTGAGTGTAGTGCAGATACGATTGTTGCATTTGTTGAAGTTGCAGTAACTGATGTTCCTGCTACTACTGTTGCCACGATCTGAACAACGTCTGTATTGTCAACAGTGTTGTCTGCAGGTACTGGACGTACGATTGCAGTCGTTAGCGCTGTTCCAGCAGTTGCTGGAGTGTCGTACCCTGCGCCACCTGTTTTTGCAGCATTCCATGTGGATGCTACAACTGACATGGTGTTAGCACTTGCAGGTGTTGCTACCATTGTGCCCAAAGTCATGGCTGCAACCACGGCTAGAGCGATTTTTTTAAATGAGTTCATTTAATTTATTCTCCTTATTTCCTCTGTGACCTTTGCGATTACAGAAATTTAATGTAGTGCATTTATTTTTACATGGAAAGAGCAGGGATCTCCTCCTTCTTCCCATTCTTGCATTTCTTCATCTGTTAAAGGTGGCCCATCATGTGTATCGCAAAATACATCAGATATCCAGCCTCTGTCGTAACCACTTTTGAGCCATATTTCAAACTCTAGATGATCTGAACCTATGTTTTCTAGATCCATTCCGAAAGCTCTTCTAGCATAACATGCTTAGGTTTTGCACCAGTAATAGTTTTTACTGGCTTCCCAGACTTAAATAGTACCATATAAGGGATAGATGTTACAGAGTATTCTGCTGATTTTATAGGATTCTCATCAACATTTAACTTGCCGACCCATAATCCACGCTCTTTAGATATCTCATCTAGTATGGGAGACACCTTTAAGCATGGTCCGCACCATGGAGCCCAAAAATCAATAAGGACTAAATTATGAGAATCTAGAACCCTATTGAAACTTTCATCTGTAACTATCAACTTACTCTCCCTTTAGTTCGTCCGCTGCATTATTAAACTTATTCATAAATGTTTGGATTACCCACAAGGCTGTCTCACCAGCATTTGTAGACATTGCTTTTGATGCTTCTTCTGTTCTATCTTCAATGGCGAGGGCGTTGTACCATTTCTGGTACAACTCCTCACCAATCTCCTTGATTATTTCTTCAAGTATAGTTAACTTACTATCCATTGATTACTTTACTCAAGTTAAACAGATAAACGTTTTGTCCATAAGAGTTTTCTACTGGATCAGAAGCTTTCTTCATTAATGAAATTAGCTCTGTTGATGTCAGCGTTGGCTTCATGGTCTTTAATTGTACGTACTTTGCAGCAATTACTTGAACAGAAACAGATGTTCCATAAGAATATCCACTAACATTTCCAGGATAAATTGTTGGCTGCTGAATTTCACCCCATAGATCTACAAGGTTAACATCATAGTTGCTTGTTAAAGAAACTTGAGGCTTATCTAGATTTAGAGTTTCAACTCCACCAACTGCAATTGACTGGCTAATACATGCTGGCCATTCGATCTTGCCATTCATGCTTGTATTTCCACCACTATTTCCAGAAGGAAAGAATACTGGTACGCCAGAGTTATTTAAATTAGAAATTACTGTATCGACTGCTGTTGGCAGACAATAAGCAGATGAAGCGCTTCTCTTAATAACTGGAGCATTTGTAGCATGTGCTGATGCAACTGCTACAATATTGTACTTAGCTTTGTTGTTATTAACCCATGTTAAAGCATTGACAAGAGTATTGAGTCCATAAGTTTGTACTTGGCCCTTTGATGTATTGCCAACAATTCTAATGAATACGATATTAATGTTTGGATTAGCTGCAATTGCTGCAGAAGCCATTTGTGTTCCATGGTTAAAGTTATTTGTTGATAACATGCTAATTGGAAGAACTGATGCTCCTGTTCCCTCCATAAATTTAGTTTTGTTGGGACATGATGCCCAATCTAAAATGCATACCTCAGCAACTAGTCTTGACTTAATTGATGGGATTGATGTGTCTAATGCTGTGTCTAAAATAGCCAATGTTGGTACAACTGTTTTTGGCTTTAGATTTGCCTGTGCAGGCATTACTGTGATTGCGATTGTTGTGGCGATTAGTGCCATAGTAGCTATTAGTTTTTTCATAAAGCTAATCTTACTAAATAGAGTGGTGTTTGTCAACAGATCAGGAATTCTGATTTGGGTTTTTGCGTGGATACCACTTGCCAGAATCCATATTTCTTGCTTCCGCCGCTTGGGTCTGTACGTTTATAACGTTGCTCATTATTTCGTGCATTATATCTAATTCAATTCTAATTTTGTACAGTTCAAGTTCTAGCATGTCAATTCTTCTTTGTGATCTCATTCTTCTTCTTCTCTATCCAGTGGCGTTGGTGCTGTTGCCAGTGTGCCACAATTAGCACACTCCATATCTAAAAAATAAGTTGCAATTTCACAACTATCAAAAATAACTTTAAGGTTCCATATTTCACAACCGCATGGACATACATGTGTTGGTACACCTCTTATGTCCATTGATTTTGAATAGTCTGGTCTTAAGTCGTTTATATCCATTAACTAATTATACACTAAACTTGAATGTATGTATAGGGGGCAGCTACGCTCATATTAAACTCAGTTGCTGCTTCTAATGCTGCTTTAAGCCTGAGTCTTGGGTTCTTTTGATTCTTTGTAGCATGAAGTGCTCCTAGTGCTATCTGTCCGCCGCTTCCTTCTGCCATATAGTTTACTATGTTTTCTCCAACATGAAAGTCTTCATCTATAGTAAAGATTCTACCTTCAAGGCCTACTATAAAAATTCCACCAGTATCTTCCTCAGAGGATGATCCGATGCTTCCATATCCATGCTCTTTAAATGCAGCCTTGACTGAATCAACAAACTTAGTTCTCATAAACTTATCTAATCCAGAATTAGTTTTTGTTGGTGTGTATTTTGGTGGAGTCCACATATACTGAAGAATTTGCCCCATGCGAAATGAATCTGTAAATGCAATAGCATACTGACCAACTTTAAAACACTTTGGTTCTTTTCTTGACAGGATCCAACCAGTTTTATCATCTGAGGCAGCATGATCTGATGCCATATAAACGACACCACTCTGGGCAATAGCAACAATACAAGTCATACCTTTATTGTACTATTTTAATTATTCTGTGTCCAGCATCTCATGATATTCTAAGTGATTTAATTGATTAATTACACTATCTAATTCAGACTTCATTTCAATTAAATCTTGAATGGCTTTATAATATTTGTCTTTCCACTCAGTTAATTCTTTTTCTAATTGATATAACTCTATTTTAAGGTCTTTTATATCTAATCTAAGCTGGTCTTTTTCTTTTTCTTCCCGCCTAATTCTTTCTTTTTTGGCGTCCCTAATTCCAGCAATAATAGCAGTTCCAAAACCACTTAGGCTTGCCGCTAATATTGAAACCACTATGGTTATGTATGATATTTCCATTATATATCATATTATACCTTATATTTAGTTTAAATTAATAACTCTGAAGCTGTTATCTCTGATCCAAGGTACTTTCTTTTTTGTATAAAATCCTTAACTGATTCATGTCCATTTTGCCTTCCAGCAATTAAAACTACCCATCTTGGCTCAAGCTTTTCGTCTATGCATGTTTGGCAAAGGAATAGATTAATCGGTAGAAGAGAAGACTTCTTTAAGTTAAGCTTGTTCTTTGTTTTATTACATGAATAACAAAATATTTTTTCGTTCAATTTGTTGGTTTCCCTTCAAGTTCTACTCGAACACCATAAGACTCAAGTAGTTTTTTAACTTTTGTAACATAATCAATAACTTTTTCTTTTTCTAACCCGTCAAACTGAATGAAGTTATCTTCATACAATCTTAACGCCAGAAAGTCTGGATACTTTACTATATCCATTAAAAGAAACATAGGCTTCTTTAGCTCCCATACTTTCTTTTTCATTTCTTCTGTATAGAATACTGGCTTATTAGGTTCACCAGTCCACTGATTCATTCCATACTTAAAGTGCTTATTATCATATACATTAGAGACCATGCTTTACCTTTAGCTGCTTCCATGTATCTTTAGTTTTATGTACATTTTTGATTTTATCAACCAGTCCAGAAGATAGGAACACTCCGCCCCAAACCCCGTACTCATCTTGATCTACTCCAGACTTGTAGCACATGCTTATAACTGGGCAAGATAGGCAGCACTGATCAATTGCATTAGCCATTTGAACATCAGACTCATACTTATCAAAGAATAGGTTGGTATCCATTCCATTGCATGCTGCTAAATCCCACCATCTTATAGAGTCTTGGTCTGAATTTAATTTATTTAAAATGTCTGACATGTTTTAGCGGAATTGACCATATACCTTTGGAATTAACTGGAAACTCATTTGCGATTCCCCAGGAATTATTTCTATAAATACCTTTGAGATTAAAATATCCGCTACTATTTTTTTCCCACGCTATTAAATTATAGTTGTTCCAGTAAAAATTATTTGATCTTTTAATCAGAATTTCTACGCCTCGCTCTGTTAAGTTTAGCATCTTTAAATTGCCTTATCTATACAATTATACATTACGACAGCAAGAGAAGTCAAGCTATTTTTTCTCTTTTATACTCGCAATTTTTACTGA